ATGACCGAGACACATCAGCCCACGTATCGCGTCGTCACCTACGGGTGTCAGATGAATGTCCACGACTCCGAGCGGATCGCCGGCCTGCTGGAATCAGCCGGCTATGTCCCCGACCCCCGGGACGACAGCCTCGATCCGGCCGACGTCGTCGTCTTCAACACCTGCGCGGTCCGCGAGAACGCCGACAACCGGCTCTACGGGACGCTCGGTCACATGGCGTCGGTCAAGGCCGCGAACCCCGGGATGCAGCTCGCGGTCGGCGGCTGCATGGCGCAGAAGGACAAGGCGACCGTCGTGGACCGGGCGCCCTGGGTCGACGTCGTCTTCGGAACCCACAATCTGGCCGCACTGCCGATCCTGCTGGAGCGCTCACGGGTCAACCGGGAGGCGGCCGTCGAGATCGAGGAGTCCCTCCAGACCTTTCCCAGCGACCTGCCCACCCACCGCGAGTCCGCCTACTCCGCGTGGGTCTCCATCTCGGTGGGCTGCAACAACACCTGCACCTTCTGCATCGTGCCGCAGCTGCGCGGCAGGGAGACCGACCGGCGGCCCGGCGACATCCTCGCCGAGATCCGCGCCCTCGTCGACGAGGGCGTCCAGGAGATCACCCTGCTCGGGCAGAACGTCAACTCCTACGGCGTCCAGTTCGGCGACCGGGGGGCCTTCGCCAAGCTGCTGCGGGCCTGTGGCCGGATCGACGGGCTCGAGCGGGTGCGATTCACCTCCCCGCATCCGGCCGCCTTCACCGACGACGTCATCGAGGCGATGGCCGAGACCCCCAATGTGATGCCCAGCCTGCACATGCCCCTGCAGTCGGGATCCGACCGGGTCCTGCGCGAGATGCGCCGCTCCTACCGCTCCAGGAAGTTCCTCGGGATCCTCGAGAGGGTGCGCTCGGCGATGCCCGAGGCGGCCATCACCACCGACATCATCGTCGGCTTCCCCGGTGAGACCGAGGAGGACTTCGAGGAGACCATGCGGGTGGTGGAGGCCTCCCGCTTCTCGGCCGCCTTCACCTTCCAGTACTCCATCCGGCCCGGCACCCCGGCCGGCGTGATGACCGACCAGGTGCCCAAGCCGGTCGTCCAGGAGCGCTACGAGCGCCTGGTGGAGCTGGTCGACGACATCGCCTGGGCCGAGAACCGGCGTCTGGAGGGCCGCACCGTCGAGGTGATGTTCTCGGCCGGCGAGGGCCGCAAGGACGACGCCACACACCGGGTCACCGGGCGGGCCCGCGACAACCGTCTCGTCCACGTCGCCCTGGACCCCGCGGGGGAGAGGCCGCGGCCCGGCGACATCGGCGAGGTGCGGATCACCCGGGCCGCTCCGCACCACCTGATGGCCGACTCCGGGCTGCTGAGCCTGCGGCGCACCCGCGGGGGAGACGCCTGGCAGGCCCGTCAGGAGGCCGCGGGACCCGTCGAGGTCTCGGCGGTGTCATTGGGGATGCCGGGGATCGGGGCCCCGGCGAGCTGAGCATCGGCCCGTCCTGTTCCGGACTACCGAGTTCCGACCGGAGGACATGACGAGGGGATGGCAACCATGAGTTGCCATCCCCTCGTCGCATTAAATCGGCTCTGACTAGGGGTTGAGTATCGATCTAGGTCTCTCGTGTCGCTCGCGTGACGTCCAGCCATGTCCCGTCATGTCGTGCCATGTCTAGCGGCGCAGCGACACCAGAGCGACACGGGATCAGCCCTCACCGGCCTCTCGCAGCCACCGGTCGAGGGTGCTGCGGGCGACCTGCGCGGCTCGGGCCACGGTCGCCTTGGGCACGCCATGATGGACTGCCTCGCAGCACTCGCGTCTGAGGTGGGTCTGGGCCTGCTCGGCGGCGAAGGCGCCGGCAGGCTTCGACCCATGCCGCTGGGCCGCACCCGGTGCCTCGCTAGGCGTACTTCCCTGTCCGGACCGATTAGTACGGCCATAATGGGCTCATGAGAACCAACGACACCTTCATCCCTCAGGCGGTAGGCGGGGAGCCTTGTCGGCTGCCGCCCGACAGGTATGTGGACTCCATGCCCTGCGATCCCGACCTGATCGTGGACCTGGGCCGGGTGGTGTGGGCCGCCGCCCGGCTGCACGCCGGCGTGCGCGACGCGATCAATCGGCACAAGGGGGAGCCGTCCGACGAGCCCTTCGAGGCCACTCTTGGCAAGGCTGTAAGGGAGCTTGAGGAACTCTCGGAGTCTGCTGGGCGAGACGATCAGGTGCGGTGGGCCGACGAGATCGGCCGGCCCGCAGCGAAGATGCGGGATGCCGTGGTCCATGGCGTGACCTTCACGGCGGAGGATGGGAAGCAGGCCATCCGCGCGACGGGGAGCCACATCGCGGCGGGGAGACCTGCCCGGTACTCGACCGCCGACCTGCGCGAGACGGTGCGTCACCTCATCGGTGCGAGCATGTCATTGCCGGAGTAGGCCCGTCTCTCAGATCCGCCATCTGGTGGATGCCGGGTTGTCGGGGCGGGAGGTGGATGCCGGGCTGGCGGCTGGGGTGGATGATTTGATTGGGCGTCTGTTGGCGGTGGCTGATTGGGGCGGCCCGGAGGGGTGACGCGTCCGGTAGGCTGGTGTGGCGTTCCCCGGGGTTCCTTGCTGACACTCGGCTCCGACGGGGGATGCAGAAATGGGGCCCCCTCCACCGTGATGGTGGAGGGGGCTTCTTCGTACCCGAGGATCAGCCTCCGGAGGGGATGGCTGCGATCGCGGCCGCGACGCGCCGGTCGATCTCATCCGCCAGGACCTTCGCGGTGATCAAGGAGGGGGTGGTCGCTGTCCCGGCCTGCACGTCGGCCGCCGATAGGGTGGGCGGCTGGGTGTTCGCATCCACCCCCCATGCCGGCTTCCCGTCCGAGCCGACCTTGAGGACCTGATTCTGGGTGCCGCCGGAGGGAACTAGTCGCTCCTCGGCCGGCGCCGAGGGGATGGTCGGCTTGTCAGTCAGGTCGTTGTAGGAGTGGATGTGGTTTCCCGCGGCGGCCGTGGTGGCGGTGGTGCCCAGCGCCAGGGAGGAGGTGCCCGCCCCGATGGCGGTCCGGGCGGCCCCCTGGTCGGCGGCCTTGAGCACCGACTTTCCGACCGCCGTCGCACCGCTCAGGGTGTCAGCGGTCGGAGCCGCGGGGATCACGGTGTTCCCGGCCATCGCGGTGGTAGCCGTGGTGCCGATCGTCGGGGTGAAGGTGGCCGGCTTCCCGGTCACATCCGCCCAGGACACCTCGCCGGCGGCGCTGTCCTGCCAGGCCAGGCCGTCAGGGCCCCAGCCCAGCACCTGCCCCTGAGTCGCCCCACCGGGCACGACGAGGGTGTTCACCACCGTCCCCTCGGGCGGCACGAAGGGGGCAGCAGACCAGAGCTGGAGGGGGGCCTCGTCGGTGTGCGCCTCGGTCAGCTCGAACTCGAACTGCTCGAAATTCAGCACAGTCGGGCTGGCGGGCTTGCAGGTCCACACCCCGCACCAGAGTTTCACTCCCTTCTGGCCGTTGCGGGATAGGTCGCCCTGGGCGTCGAGGTCGGCGGTGATCGGCCGGTTGTCCACGCGGGTCACCGGGTCGGTGCCCGACACGATGCGGGTCCCCTCGGCCGGCACGAACTGGATCAGCCGCTCACCGACGACGGGCACGAGGCCCGGGTTCTGGTCCTCATCCTGCGAGGAGTCGCCGACAGCGAACGCCACTCGGCCGACGATGCGGCCGAGCTTGTAGGGGACCGGCAGGTCGGTCTCCGGGGGATCAATCGTGGTCATGACGTTTCTCCTTCGGTTGATTCGATGGGGTCTGCGATCCAGGCCCCATGTGTGCAATCCACGGATGGTTCCGCCGTGTTGATCGCGCTGCTGTCATTCGCCGCGGCAGTGTTGGTGAATACGCGGCCCTTGTGAGTGACGCGGGCTTGCGGCGGCCAGCCCGTCGCCAGCGGCTGCCAGGGTGGTGGGGTGATCGACCGGTCCGTGCAATCCACCCCGGTCACAGCTGCGGCGAGCCTCGAGGCCAGGGCATTGACCTCCCCCGGCGCGTAGGTGATGGTGCTGCGGCGCTCGGACTCGGTTCTGCACCCGCTCTCCGCCTCCTGGAACTCGCCAGAGGTCATGGCGCGCCAGTCGATGCCGGGCACGGTCACACTCCGGCCTCCGCCTCGGCGTGACGCGGCTCCTCACCGGAGTCCGCATCGAACTCTGGCACGGCGTAGCCGTCCTCCGGCTCGACGTCAGGAACGGTCGGCAGAGGCTCGATGGCCCCTCCGGTCCCCGCCGTGAAGGACGGGTTCAGGATCGAGGTGACCAGCGACAGGAGCGCCGACAGGGTCGCGGTCACCAGCGCCGTCTCCCACGGCAGCGCCATCGCCTGCGCGCCGGTGTAGGTGGCGGTGGCGGAGATCCCCAGCGTGGCGACACCCACCTGGAGGAACGTCTTCCCGCAGCGCTCCCCGGCACCCTTCCAGAAATCCTTGGTGCTCACTGGGAGTCTCCGTTCAGCTTGGCCTCAAGGGCGTCGATGCGGGCGGCCAGCTGGGCGTTCTGGTTCTGCACGACCCCGATGTCGCCGTGGAGCTGGACGCGGGTGTTCTCGATCTCGGCGCGGGCCTTCTCGATCCGCTTCTGGTTCTCCACGCTCACGGCCTTCGCGTTGTTGATGAGCTGCGCCTGACCCTCCAAGTGCGCGTAGGCGATCTCGTTTCGGACCAGGGCCGTCATGCGGACCCAATCTGACTGTTGCATGTCGTCATCTCCAGACGTGGTTGAAGTGGTGGTGGCGCCGCCCTTCGCGGCGGCAAGAATCTTGGCGATCGGAATCGCGCCCGGGTCGGTGTGTTCGTTCTCGGGAACATGCGAATGCCCGCAGACGCCTTTGAATTTCCGCCACTGCGCGAATGACATGCGGTGGGAATTGTTTCCCGCCCACGTGTCGAAGGCGTAGGGCGCCGAGATGGGAACCCCCCACTCGGCGTGGCACCAGGCGATGAACGCGCCGAGGTCTCGGATCATCCAGTCCGTGGCGTGGGTGGCCCAACACCACTTGTCGGCCAGCGTGTAGTCGCGGTGCCTGTTCGCGGTGGTGGCCCACCCGGACGTGCCGACCAGCTCCACCTGAATGCAATTCGCCGTGTTGGTCTCGACGCCGCCGGCCCGGTTGACCAGGGCGCGCGCCGACATGGTGACGGGGAAATGCTGCCGCCAGACCAGCCGCTTGTTAGTGAAGTCGGGCAGTGCGGTTAGGTGCGGGGCCACCCCGCCCCCGGAATAGCCGGGCCAGGACTGCCCCTCGGTGGTGTGCAGCACCAGACAGTTCGGGGCCATCGGGGAACCTCGATATGCGCCGTCGAACCGTTGCGCGGTGCGGTTGGCGGGCGGATAGTATGCCGCTCTGCTCATGTGTCCTCCTGGATGTCATCGTCCCTGCCGGGTGCCCTGAAAATCGGGGGCTGACCGCTGGTCTCATGGTCGCGGTAGTCCCAGCCGCCACAGGCGGGGGAGTCGCGGGGGCGACACCGGCCCTGGATGGCCCGGACATCATCACGGATCTGACTGATGTCATCCCGGAGGGTGCCGTGCTCAGAGTCAGAGGACCGGTGGATCTGCCGCACGTCATCACGGATCCCACCCAGCCCGGTCTCCAGCGCATGGAGACGGGTGGCCTGCCGGTCCTGCTCGGCCACCACCCCACGCGTCAACTCAGTGTTGGCCTCCACCGCGTCGGACAGCCGGTCCACCTTCCCCTCCGTCCGCGTGGACGCGTCCTTCATGCTCGAGCCGTGATTGTGGGTGAGTTCATGCTGGGTGGTCTCCATCGCGGCGGTCACATGCCCGCGCATCTGCTCCACCTCCGCACGAGTCTTCATGCCCTGCACCAGGGAGCCGATCAGGGCGGCGATCGATGAGCCGGCGGCCGTGATGAGGGCCGCCAGTCCCAGTTCGGTGACCAGCGGAACCATCAGGACACCTGCGTTCCTGGGATCGCCGACGTCGCGGGGAACGGCTGGTTGGTGGGCCAGGCGCAGGTGAACGTAAAATAGTCCGTTGCGGCGAGCGGATTTGTGATCGTGGATCCCAAGACCAGCATGGAATTGGTGGTACCCCAATAGATGACGCCATAGTTCGAGCCTTTTCCGCGCCACGTGCCCAATCCTGGCTCGTAGTTTCGGAATGTGGGCTTGAATCCGTCGGGGATTCCTGCGAAGTTCCAGCCGTGCCACTGTTTCCCGATCCACGACGACCCGGCAGTGACCGTCAGGTTGCCCTGCACGGTGACGAGGTCGCCGAGGCGGCGGGCGTAGAGTCCTCCGGACAGGGATGTGGTGCCGCCGTTGATGGTCCCGTTCGATGCGGCGAAATTCCAGGTTCCTGTGTCCTGGATGTGGGGGTTGACGGCGGCGCCGATGGGGTTCAGCAGCTCCCATATTCTCGACGTGTCGTCTGCGCTGAAATCCGTTCTGATCGATGACATCAGGCCACCGTCCTTTCCCATCCGATGTGCAAATCCATGCGGGCGCCGTCGATGATCGCGGCGGCGTCCCCGATGATCCCGATGCCGCCGGCCTCACTCGAGGAGAGGCGGGGCAGCCAGTCGTCGGGGATGTCCCAGACGGCCGTGTCCCCGACCGGCAGGGTGGGTCCGTCGGCTGTCGCCAGAACGGCCGGCCACACGTCGCCGGCCTGCCCAGCCAGCAGCGCCATGGTCAACAGCGCCGGGGCGAGTCCGCCGCCCGCCAGCCTGGTCAGGGTCAGGTCGGCGCGGCGGAGCGCCCCCCACGCCGAGGCGGGCCAGAACGCGGCCCCGGTGCAGGCTCCGCCGCCGGGATCCCCCTGCACCAGATTCTGGGTGTCGGCGCGCCACGCGCCGCCGCGCCACGTCCCCGACCATGACGGGGTGAGGGTGGATTCGCCGCCCCATCCGCCCACCATCTCCGGGGGCAGCGGCGGCGCGTCACCGTCCACGCCGCCCTGAGGCTTCTGCCCCTTCGCGCCGACCAGGGCGACGGCCCACAGCCGCCCGCCCTGATGGGCCAGCAGCACCTGGCAGCCCGAGGTGACCCCGTCCAACTGCCAGGTCGCTTGAGCCAGGACGTCGGCCGGCGCGCCGGGGATGCGGACCGTCACCATGCCGTTGGCGATCGCCGACTTCGTGCTCGCAAGAATGAACCCGGACATCAGCGATCCCCCCTCATCCATGCGACTGTGGCCTCCAGCTGGGACGGCTGGTGATGCACCGAGGTGACGCGGCCGATGAAGTCCAGCCCCTGGGCCCGGTCGCGGACGTGGGCGATGTCGCCCATCTGCGCCCGCGGATCCGGGGCGCATGTGACGCTGTAGGTGTCGACGCGGCGCAGCGAGCGGAGCGTCATCTCCTGGGCGACGCGGCGCAGCTTCGCCACGTTGGTGCCCAGCGTCGCACTGTCGAAACTGCCGGGAACCCAGCCGTACGGCCCACCCCACTTCCAGGGCCCCTCTGGCATGGTCCACGTCGCCGACACGGCCGTGTCCTTACCCTCCGGAGTGCAGCTGACCTTGTAGCCGTTGAACATGCTCTCGGTGTCCTGCTGAAGCACGACGTCCTTCAGGGTGCCGTCAGGCCCGTCCACCCACTCCACCTGCCAGTTCCAATCGGTGGCGGACCAGGGCGCGGACACATGCACCACGCCGTTGTCATCGACCCAGAGGCGGGCGGGCCAGCCGTCCACGATGTCACGGACCGCGGCGAGCCGATCCGACTCCGCAGTGAACGCCGGCATGGTTTCGTCGGCCAGATCCAGGGAGACGGGCAGCATGGACAGGAGCTGCTTCACTGCCTTCCCCCGAGTGAAGTTCGACTGCGTTGTGTACGGCGACCACAACGCGTAGCGGTGCGGGATCTCCAGCAGCCCGACACCCTCCACGTTCAGCACGTCACCGTTCGGGGTGGGCCGCTTCGCCAGGAACCAGCCCATGTTCACCCATTCGGTGGTTCGGCCGTGGCGGACTCCGGCGCGCACCTGAAACCGGTGCCCCACCGCCGCCAACGGATGCCCGGGCGCGGTGGGCCGCCACTCCGGCACATTCGGCACCTGGAAACTCAGGGCTCCTGGCACGTCCTGGTCATCGGCGTCCTGCACACTCCACGAATTGCGCACCACTGGCAGGGTGGCGAGACGTCGGCCGCCCAGCCACGATGTCACCTCGAGGAGCTGCCGGGCCCCACCCTGCACGGCAGCCCGGAACTGATCCGATGCGCGTCTCATGTCAGCGCCTTCAGATCAGTTGCGGCGATCTCGCCCAGCGTCTCCCAGCGTTCCGCGATCGCGCCGAGCGTGCCAACACTGTCGCCGCCCACCACCTGGTGCACGTCGCCGAGGGTGTCGGTCCACACCGCCTCATCCGAGGGCGGACCCTCCAGCTCCTCACACGAGGAGAGGGTGTGCTTGCGGGCCTGGCAGCGCCGGGTCAGCCACGACCACGTCCGGTCCCCGCCCCGCTGCAACCACACGTCAGGATGCTGCATGCACGGGAACCGCAGCAGCAGCGGATCACCGGTGGCCATCAGATCCTCGAACGCGGCGTGGTCGGCCGGCTCGGTGATGAACTGCGGGCTGAACGTGGGCGCCGCCTCCACATCCCACACGTGAATGCGCGACCTGCGGCCGATCACATCGACGGCGGTGTCGCGGCCGGCCATCGTCCTGTCCTGCCCGTCCGCCAGCACCGTCACCGGGCACACGATTCCCCGCCACGGATCCGACATGAGCGGATGATCTGCCGGGATCATCACCGGATCTGACGGGCCGATCGTCGGGGCCATCGAAATGTCGACCATGCGTAGCTCGATGTCATCGACGCGGCACCAGTCACCCGACGAGCCGACCGACAGCACGGCCGTCGAAGCACCATCGGGGATCGTCACATCTGCGGTGGTCTGCACCCACTGCCCCCAGTCGGCCGCCGCGGTCAGGGTCACGTCCGCCACATCACCACCCACTGTGGTCACTCCGATGCTGACCGGCACGTCGACCGGCGCACCGCACCATGCCGACAGCCTGTACAGGCCCGGCTCCACGGCCACCGGCTGAGACATGGGGCCCGTCGCCGGATCATGCGTGAAACACCGCGCCCCGGAGTGGCGATCGACGTCAGCCGCATACCAGCCGCCGTCAGCATCGTCCCAGCTGGCCATCAGATCCTCGGCGCCACCATTGGCCACCAGATCAGGGCCGAGACTCTCCATCGACGCCCCACTCGAGATGGCAGCCACATAGGTGACAGGTTTGCCGATGGGGGCCTCCGGATCGTCCCAGGACCCAGACCGTGCAGCCCCCGAGGTGCCGATCACCGGGCGGCGTGACCCGTCTGGGTTGATGCACCAGATCCGCATCGTCCCGGACGGGTTGTCGAGATCCAGGGTGACCCGGACGATCTGCCCGGTGACGACCTGCGCGCTGATCGAGCTCATCGGAGCACGCTCCTTCGATTCTGCTCGGTGCGGGCCGCCAACCGCATCTCCGAGCGGATGGCCTCCCGCAGCGTCGACCCGTCCACCACGACGGGGGACTGGCCGTCGCGGATCGCATCCAGCAGCTCATCCCACTGGGCATCCGACAGCACCGGCCCGGATCCGAAGGTGTCGGCCACCGCGATATGCGACGACCTGCGGGACAGCGCCGACGACTCCGACGCCGACAGGATCTGCTCCCCGCCGGTCAGCCGCATCAGCTCTGGGCCGCGCTCACCCACCCACGCCCACCCAGGGGCCGCGGACATGGTTCCGGAGGCGTAGCCGTGGCCCTTGCCAATCACAGCCCTCCAGTTGCGATGCTGAGCGGCAGCCGCGCGCATCCCCACGATCAGATTCTTGAGAGGATTCATCCAGTTGGAGGCGAACGCCCCCATGTCCCGCCCGAAATCAGCCCACGTCACACCGGGCACCTGCACTAGGCCCCGGGCAGGATCTCCGCGGCGCACGTTGATGTCCCGCAACGCGCTCGACTGGATCAGGTTCGGATTCCCATTGGACTCCGTGATGATCTGACGAAGCCACGCGTCCTCGTCGGCCTTCCCCGACCCGATGCCCGACCGGGCCAGTGCCTGACGGACCATGGCACGCCAGGACTCCGCATTCCCGGCGACGCCCGGGGTGCCCTGCGCGGCCTCACCCTTCTTGATGAACGCGTCCCACTTGCCCTTCGCCCAGGACGTCGCCGAGCTGAGGAGCTTCCCAGGGATGCGGGCGAGGGTGGCCGCCCACCCGTTGTTGCCGAGCTTGCCCGTGATGGTCTTCCCCAGCGCCGAGAACTTGGACTTGAGGAAGTTCATCGGGTTCGCGGCGCCGAGCACACTCTTGGCCTTGTCGGCCATCTGCTCGGCGAAGGACTTCACGTTGGCGACGACTTGGCCCAACCAGCTCGAAGCCTTCCCGTCCGGGGTGGCGTAGATGTCCTTCTCGTAGCCGTGCAGACCGTCCGCGCCGCGTGCATAGGCACCCTGCTGGTACACACCGGAACCGCCGGCCCGCCCAAACCGGGACGACTGCGGCACCCCGTGGATATGCCAGGAGAAGCCCTGCTTGGGACCCCTGACCCAGGCGGCCACACCGGCCGCCCTCATCGCATCCCGCATCGTCCACAGACGACTCCCGGACGCACCCGACGCGTCTACTGCGTCACCCACGTGCGATGCCCCGGAGATGCCACCCGCGCCGAGGAAGCCCCGCTTGACGATGTAGATGTCGCCGCCGTACCGGTTGGCCGCGTTCTGCATCGTCCTGGCGAACAGATCAGTCCACCGTCCGGAGCCGCCGCCGGTCAGTCGGCCTCCGTTGCGGAACCGAGGCGCCGACGAGTCATCGATGAGCCCCGAGTTGATCGCGTGCAGCAGCCGCGGCGCCCGCGCCGTCCGCCGCCGGGAGACGATGAACTCGCCACCCTCATAGAAGAATGCGCCGCGCGGCGTCATGCCCAGCAGATTGTCCCTGTTGGTCGAGGAGAACGGCGCATCCACGAAGCCGGTCGGAGCCTGCCCACCATGACGGAACCGGGGCACCTTCATGGTCGGCATCTGAGACTTCCCCTTCACCCCGAAGAACCCCTGCACCTTCCGCACGGCCGCGATGATCCCGTTGTTGATGATCTTGTCCACCACGAACGTGATCGGCGCGCCCACAACCTTCTTCAGGCCGTTCCAGATCGTGCCGATCCCAGACACCGTGTTCTTGAACGCGTTCCGGATCGAGCCGAGGATCCGGTCGAACGACGACTTCACCGAGTTCATCACCCTGGTGCCGGTCGCCTTCACAGCGTTCCAGCCGACAGACCAGACGGCCTTGATGATGTTCATCACGCGGGTGATGACCATCTGCACTTGGAGGATCTTGACCGAAATGTTGTGGTGAATGTTGTTGAAGATCGTGGAGACCCTCGTGGAGATCCAGCCCCAGGCGACCCCCCACACAGCCCGGATAATGTTGGTGACGCGGACGATCACCATGTGCACCTGGGCGATCTTCAACGCCACGACCGCGTAGATGCGGTTCCACACCCCGACGAAGAATCCGGAGATCGCGCCCCACACCACCGACCAGACAGCGCGAATCCCGTTGATCACCGGCACGATGACATTCCGGACAGCGTTGACCCCGGCCATCACCACCGTCTTGATCCCGCCCCACACGGCGGAGGCGACCGTGGTCAGCCCCGTCCAGAATGCCGACCAGACGATCTTCACACCGTTGACGAAGTTCACGACCACCCAGCGGATGATCGCGAACCCGGTCAGGAACAGGGACTGCATCGCCTGGAACGCCCAGCTGTTCGTCAGGGCCGTCCACAAGCCAGTCAGGACGCCCTTGATGGCGTCGATGGCCGTCGAGAAGGCCGCCTTGATCTGATCCCAGTGACGAACCACGGCGCCAATCAGCAGACCCAACGGCCCGATGATCACCGACAGCAGGATGGGCCAATACGCTTTGACGAAGTTCACCACGACGTCGATGCCGGTCTGGAAAGCACCCTTGATGCCATTCCACGCCCCGATGAAGAAGTTCGGCACGGTGGTGGTGAAGAAGCTCTTCACGGCGTCGAACGCGCCGGTCGCCCCTTCCCAGCCCTTCTTGAAGAAGTCGGCGAACGGGCCCGAGAACCACCGGCCCACAGCCAGCGCGGCAGCCTTCACGCCATTCAGCGCCGCGTTGACGATCCGCCGGAACGTCTCGCTCTTCTTGTAGGCGACGACGAACGCGGCCACCAGAGCCACAATCCCGGCAATCACCCAGAACCACGGACTCGCGAGGAAGGTCACATTGAGAGCGGTAATTGCGCCCTTCACTGCCTGGATCGGGTGGAGCATCGCGCCGATCATCTTTGAGGTGCCACTGAGACCGGCCAGCTGCTTGGTGGCGTCCTTGACGAACATCCCATTGGACAGAAGCCCGAAAGCGTCCCCAGCCAACTTCGCAGACGTGGCCAGCCGGCTCACTGCCCCGACCGCCCCGATGATGCCCCTCGCGCTGAGAGCCGTAGCAGCGATCGATCCCAGACCTACCGCCAGAGGAGTCAGCCATTCCTGGTTGCGCTTTCCCCAGTTGTACATCACACCGAGTGCATTGCCGATTCGCTCGATGGCTCCGTTTAGTCCGGAGCTGGTGATGTCCCCGTCAGCCGCCTTGAAGGAAGCGACGAACGCCGAGATGGATCCAGTCACCGAATTCAATGCGGCCGGCGCCTTATCGGCGATGGAGCTGAACCCTTGCACCACCGTCCGCAACGGCGACTGGCTGGACTTGCCCATCGTGATGAACGCGTCCTGGAAACTGGCCTTGGCCTTGTCGAGGTCGCCCTTCAGGTTGTCGGTGTTCACCCGGGCGGTCTCCATAGCCGCCCCGGACTTGCCGACGTCCTTCGTCCACTTCGCGACGCCCTTCGCGCCATCCGTGTAGAGGATCGACGCGGCCCGCACCGCATCCGATCCGAAGATCGTGGACATGGCCGCGTCACGCTGCGCCGGCGTCAGCTTGGACATGGACGTCTGCAACTGCCCCGCGAAATTCGACAGCCCGACGAACTTGCCCGAGGAGTCATACGCGGCGATGCCCAGCTTCTCCATCTGCCGCTTCGCATCAGCCGCAGGATTCGACAGCCGCTGCAGCATCGACTTGAGACTGGTGCCAGCATCAGACCCCATCAGGCCCTTGTTGGCGAACTCGGCGAGCACGCCCACCGTCTGATCCAGGGACATGCCCATCTGGGAGGCCACCATGCCGCCCTGGCTCAGCGCCTGGCTGAGCTCGGAGACACCGCCCTGCGCCAGGTTCGCGCCCTGCGCCAGCACGTCGGCGATGTGGCCGACGTCCTTGCCCTTCAACCCGAACTGGGCCATGGCCGAGCTCGCGGTCTCGGCGGACTCGCCGACGTCCATCTCACCCGCGGCCGCCAGGGATAGGGCTCCGGTCAGGCCGCCGCCCATGATGTCCTGGGTGGAGACGCCGGCCTTCGCTAGGGCCTCCACCGATTGCATCGCATCGGTGGCCGAGACGCCGAGCGTCTTGCCCATCTTCATGGCCTGGGCCTCGAGGGCCTTCAGCTGCGGCTCCGTGGCCTCACCAGTGGCTCGCACCTTGGAGACCTGCGCCTCGAAATCCATCGAGGACTTCGCGGCCGCCGCCACCGCAGCCCCGACGCCAGCAACCCCAGTCACCATTCCGGCCGCCGACGTGACGGCCGCCTTCATCCCAGCCCCCACACGGCTGGTGGTCCTCTGGAACCTTTGGAGGATCGTCTCCGCCCCGCCCACCTGACGGCGCAGCGCGTCAGTGCGGGCCTCGAACTTGACGACCATAGACCGCCCGGCACCACTGGCCATCAGCGACCCGCCTCCCACCTGGAGATCGCCGCGTCAATGACATCCATCCACGCGTTGATCATGATCGGGGTGTCACGCCGCAACGTCGGCCAGAACCAGTAGCCCTCGTGCTGCGTCCAAGGCTTGAACTGGCGGGTCGTCTTGCCCCTGTGCGACCCGAACTCGGCGCCGAAGAACACCTGCCCGGTCTGCACACCCTTCTTGAACAGTGGGGATGATCCGGCCGCCTTGATCGTCGGAACACGATCCGACCTGGCGCGGATCTTCGACGCCGACCGCACAGCCTGCGCACCGTGGGACGCGGCCGTCACACGGATCCTGACAACCTCGTCCTGGGCGATGCGCTTCGACGCCTTCCGGACATCAGTGGAGATCTCTCTGGGCATTCCACGCAGCGAGCGGAGGATCTTCGGAAGACCCTCCACATTGACGTGCAACGAGAACTCCCCGGCCATCCCGCCTCACCCCTTCTCCATGTCCTCGGCCTGCTCATGCAGGATTGCGATGACGGTCGCCACGTCGGTGATGTCCTCCTCGGCCCACTCCGAGGGGAGCCGATGTGTGGCGACCGCCAGCTCACAGATCAGACGGCTGTATCCGCCTGACCAAGGTTTGGGAGCTCCACACCCTCATCCCCGTCGCCTTCGCCCTCATCGGCGTCATCGGGGCCTTCCTGGCGCAGGTCCTCAACCTTGTCGATGAAACTGTCAGCGGTGTTGATGTCGGGGATCTGATCGTCGCCGCGCTTCAGCGCGGAGTACGCGACCCACAGCATCTTCTGGAACGACAGATCACCCCCCGCGAGGAAGCCCTTCTTGTGCTGCCTCTCCCACTTGACGACATCGATCAGCTTCGACTTCCCCGACAGGGTGCGGCCGTCATCCAGATCGACCTCGAATGCCCCAGTCGGGGAGACGGAAACAAGCTTCTTGCTCATAGGTCAGTGGTCCTTTCTCACGGCTCAGTGGTGGTTGCCAGCGGCGTCGGCTGCCCGATGACCGGCAGCTTGGCGGACACCTTCGAGAAGGATCCCTGCTCACCGCCGAACTCGGTCGCCATGCAGCGGATCACACCGGCGAATCCGCCCTCCGGCTCCCCCGTGTAGGGGCGGAAGGTGAACGGCATGGTCTTGCCGTGGTTCACCCGCATGAACTCCGACAGGGCCTTGGTGGCATCCTCCTTGTCGCGGCCGGCGAGATACCCGACCTCGAGAGTCCACTCCGGGTCATCAACCTCGGAATACACGCCCTCGGGGCACAGGGCCTTCTCGGTGTTGGTGTCGGCGTCAGGGGTCAGCTTCACACTGTTGACCTGGCACTTGAAGTTGGTTCCGGTGGCCTCAACCCCGAAGATGAGGTCCACGTTCTTGAGATATGTCGGCTCGAAAGCCATGATTCCTCCCGGTTATCCCAGAATCTCGATGTTGATGATGACGCAAGGGAATGACTGCCCTTGGACGTCGTAGCTTCCGAATTCGGAGCCCTTCACGCCACAGTTGCCCACGAGCCCGCCGAGGGTCTGATCCGCCTCGGTGACGTCGATGAGATGCTGTGCGACCTGCGGCCAGAGCTCCTCGAGCTGAGCCAGCTCTGCGGTGGGTGAGGTGCCGGCGGCCGGGGAAACCACCGCCACCGGGACGGTCCACTCATCGAGGCAGAAGGTGCCCTCCCGGTGATCCCAGGCGGGCATCCCCACCACGATGGCCGGCAGCACCGGCAGACCGTCCACAACCCCTGCGGCCACCACGGTGGCCGAGACGCCCTCAAGCGCGTTCCCGACGGCCTGGCGGACGATGGCGGGGGTGATCATCCGAACACCACCCGCCGATAGGGTGCGATCAGGCTGTTGACGTCGCGGTCGTTGATCGGCACGCGCGCCGGCCCGAACTCGCCCATCCCCAGGAACCCGTCGGGCGAGTTCCGGCGGGCCAAGTAGCGGGCCGTCAGGAGCCTGACAGCCTGCACCAGATCCTCCGGAGTGCCCCAGCCAGGCCGGGCCGGCCGGAACCTGACACGCGCAGCCACCCAGGCGTCAGCCGACCGCCACGCATTGACAGCCTGGCGCTGATCATGCGTGGAGAAATCGGGCTGCACCTGAGACCACACGGTCAGGACTCCCGGCTCGACGTCGGCCATGGTCCGGCTCAGCCCTCGCCGCCGGCCGGGGTGACCGACAGCTTGCAGAACGCCGTGGAGTCCAACACCCCGGTCGCGACATACCCGCCGTAGGAGACGCCCAGCCCGAAGACCTTCGGCTCGACGGCCTGCAGCAGGCCGACCCTCTCCTCGTAGAACTCGGCCAGGTTGGAGCGGCCGAGGATCACGGTTCCGGCCGGCAGACCGGGGACCATGATCCGAGGAATGTCGAGGATCGACCCCTCGAACCCGGTGGCCTTCGCGACACCCGGGTTCTCGTTGGTGGCCGAGGTGACGTTGGTCAGGGTCAGGAGGGTCCCCAGGGAGGCCCACATGTCCACGCTGGTCCAGATGGTGTTGACCAGGCGCAGCGCGGAGGCCCGCTTGGTGCCGTTGCCGGTCATCGCGGTCACGGCGCCGGCGTAGAGCCCCTTCACCCAGTCCGCGATGGTGTCGGTCGCCACCGCCTGAGTCTGGGTCACAGCGGTCGCGAACTGCTGCGCGGCCCAGTCCTCGGTGTCGGTGCCGTAGATGAGCTGCAGATCGGAGATCACCGAGTCCCAGGCGGACGGGCTGGTCCAGTCGATGTCCTGACGGGAGATGTTCACGAAGCCACCGAAGGTGTGCTTGGTGAACGGAACGCCCTCGATCTTCAGCGCCGAGTCGACCAGCTCACCCTTCTCATTGGTCTGCTCGCCGGTCTTCGTGTGACCGGTGATGTGCGGCCGCTCGAAACTCTTCCCGGCGATCCCCGCGAGCGGCTTGGCGCCGATCGAGGACACGAACGGACGAGACCCGTCGAGATCCTGGAGGATCTCCCCGACGATCGGCTTCGGCAGCAGCCCCGGCGTATCGGCCGTGGTCTGATGCTCGCCCGCGGCGACATCGTTGGCGGCCCGGTTCAGGGCCATGACGTCACGGCCGAGCGCGGCAGACACACGCTGCTGAGCGTCAGACGAAGGGGCGATCTGAGCGCCGGGGTAGCCCACGGCTCGGACGTAGTCGACGAGGAATTCGCCAGCAGTCTTGTAGGCCTGCTCGCGGGGCTCGGCGGAAAGCCTGCGCTGCTCACCATCGCCGCGACGCTGCCTGGCCTGCGCAGCCGGCTTGCGAACCTGGTGGGCGGCGCGAGTCTCCTCGAACGCCTCCAGCGGCTTGACCTGCTCGTCAATCTCCGCCATCCGCTGACGGGCCGACTCGACGTTCTTCAGCTCGGCGTCGACCAGGTCGCGCTCTTCCTCATTGGCCTTGTCGAGCAGCTGGGAGATGAACTCCTCCTGCTCGGAGCGCTGATTGAGCAGCCGCTCCAGGACCGGGTTTCCCATGATGAACCACCTCTCCAGGGGGTGCGAACGAATGTGTTCGCTCCTCCGTGGTGGCCCATCCCCCACATCAACTGGTGGCCCGTGACGCCTTGCTCCGGGTTGTTGTGGTTCGTCTCCGGCGGGGAGCAGAAGGACTTGAGCCCTTCTGGTCATTCATGCTGGCATCCGGCTGCCCTGAAATTGCTGCATCCTTGGCGTGCTCGGGTTCGGCCCTCTCCGGACGCGGCTCAGGATCATCAGACTCGGCAGTCAGATGCCCGGACATCATCCGGTTCACCTCGGCGCGCAGCGCAGCCAGATCTGACGGCGAAGGCATGCTCACGACGCACTCCTGCGATTCGCGGCCAGCCACTGAGCCCACGCCTCACGCCGCGGGAACGTGAGCTCGTGGTTCGGCATCTCGCGGCGCTGCTCCCTGGATCTCACCTGGGAAACCTTGGCGCCGGCGAAGGCAGGCGTCGGGGTGATGGAGACTTCGAGGAGCCTTGACTCCAGTCTGGTGACCTTGTCCATGCCGTCGATGCCGCGGTTCGGATCCCAGTCCTCATCCGGCACGTACTCCCACTCCGACCTGATGGGCGCGAAGCCGATGCTCAGGCCGGTCAGCATGCCCTTGTCGGCGAGATCTGCGGCCCGCTCGGCCTCCTCCGAGGAGTCCATCAGCCAGGTGCAGTCCAGACCGTTGTCATTGTCGTCCCACTCCTCAGACACGCCGACTGGCCATGTCTGGTTGTTGTGCCACATCAGCAGCGGGAGCTTTCTGGCGGCCTCCCTGATGGACTTCGCGAAGCTCTTCGGAGCGTGCTGTTCCGCGAACCATCCGATCGAGGTGAACGTGTTGTACGGCACTGCACGTCCGCTGATCCTCCGGTTATCGGCCTCGACGTCTACGAGCTCCAGCGCCGCCGACGCGGTGCGCACCTCCGGCGCCCGCAGCGTCACGATCTGGTCATTCATCGTTCTGCCCTCCCTGATTCTGGCCCGACGTCATGCTCTGAGTGATCACGGGATTCCGGAGTTCGTCTGCCCCTGGAACGGGGCTCTTCCCTATGTACTGGCGGGCCTCGTTCACGCTGAGCAGGCCCGTGTTCACGGCCTGCGACAGGAACGTGATCGTCGTGGACATGTCGTCGCCCAGGATCGCCTGACGATCGAAGCGGAGATCCGTGCCCGGGGGCAGCCACGCCGTCCCCCACGCCTGCTCGAACTGGGCGATCATCAAGCCCAGGGTCTGCCTGATCAGCATCAGGAACATCGGCCCGGGGGAACGGTAGGTGAGCCCCTTAGATTCGGCGCCCAACCAGAACCCATCCAGGTTGAACATGTTCGCCACATCAACCCGGGACAGTTTCCGGGCCTCGGAGAGTTCCTGGTCAGCAGGCGACCACGCCAGCTTCACGATCTCGGTTCCATTTGGCAGCACAGCCGGCTCCCGTTTCGGCCCGCCGTACCTGTCCACCCAGGATTGCTTGGCGGCGTCGGCCTCCTCCTGTGACAGCTCACTGTTGGGTACCACGATCGCCACGCTTGGGACGGCGCTCGTGTCCAGCACGCGCGCCTCATAGGCCTGCTGGTCTGCGACCTTCCCCAAGGCCGCGAGGTGCTGCTCGACGACCCCCACGCCGATCAACGTGTTCCACCGGTTCGCACCCCGCCTCACATGGATCACGTCTCGACTGTCGACCTGCACGCCGTCGATCCAGTAGACCGGGCTGCCAGTCGTCGGCTCCTCGGTGACCGCCACCCTGGGCGCCGGCACCCACGCCATCGTCAACGGCCACCCCGACTCAGACCGCGACGTCACCACGGAGACGGCGTTCCCATGAATCCACCAGTCCATGAAGTTCTGCTCCACGAACCATGCCGTCTCAGCGTCCGGATCCGGCCGCATCAGAATCATCCACGGGAACGGCGACAACTCCGGACCCACCCACGCCTTCATCGGCATCGTCGCCGGCATCGACGCCACAATCCCCAACGCCCTGGCGACCTCCGGAATGCCCTTCGCACGGTCAGGATCTGTGGCCATCGTCCACCCGGTCAGCACTCCCACCGGCCCGACGTTCAGGGTGCGCACCTGATCCGCCGACAGGCCCCCCACCTGATAGACCGCCATCAGAAGATCCTGAAAACGGGCTTGACGGGCTCGACGTCGCCAGGATGATCAGCGGCCCACACAGCCGCCGTGGTCGATTCGAGCACCGTCACGGTCACCTCCGAAGTTTTCGCCCACATCGTCAGCCCAGTCTTCGTTTCCCGGAGCCCGGCATGACGCATGGAATCCTCCAAGTCAGGATGCCCGTCATGTGACACCGAAATTGGAGACTCCTCAACCCCCGACTTGAACCGGATACACGCCGACCCCCAATCACCCATTCCCAACTTCAGCAGCTCCACGCCGTGCGTCGTCAGCTCATCGGCCACATTCCGGCCCGGCCCCACATGGTTGATCGCCACCGCCACCGGATGATGGGCCGCCACCAACTGCTCCACCGCCGGAGCCACCCACCTGGTGCCTGGCCTGTGCGCAATCTGCTCCGTCAACGCCACCCCATCAGGGCGCCGCCACGCCGCCGTGATCGCCGAATCCACCCCGTCCTGATCCACGCCCACACCGATGCCCACCAGGGCCGTCTCCGGGATCTGCTCCCGCGTCCGCGCCCGCCCCCACTGCAACTCATCGATCACCGTCTCCGACGCCGTCTCGTCAGCATCCAGCCCGCCGTAAGCGCGAAGGAACCGCGACCTGGACTGTGCGAGCTCAGATTCCAGGAAGCCACGCCGGATCCCGTGATCCCGCCGCGGATGAGCATCCAGGGTGAGGTCCAGGAGCTCATCGTCCTCCAACAGCGAGGTGCGCACCCCGCCGACCTCCTCAGGCAACCCCCACTCGAAATGGGCCACTCCCTCGCCGCTGTCGCGTTCGATCGCCTGCCGGCCCTTCTCCCGGGCATCCTTCAGCCACTCCGACCGAGACGTGCCAGCCGCCGACAGCAACCAGGCCTGCCCCGGCTTCACACTGAAGACCGGCACCCAGGCGTCCTCCAACGCCAGCTTGTCGGCCATCGAGAACCACCACAGCTCATCCACGAACACCAGATCCGGCTCGTCGCCATGGATCGCGTTCTCCTTCGGAGTGAACGGCCGGAAGAACGACCCGCTGCCTGGCCACGCCAGGCCCTCGTGGCCGATCGATATCTTCCGCTTCACCCGATCACCCATCGCCGAGCGCACGATCCGCCCAGACACATCACCCCACCGCGCCAGAGCAGCATCCCCCGACTGCGCCGTCATGAACGCCCGCGCCTCCCGCGGCTGCCCACACCTGTGAGCCACAAGCCCAGTCACCATCGCCGTCTTCCCAGACCGGCGCGGCGCCAGCACATGCACCTCGTTGTAGGCCCACGACCCGTCAGGCAGCACCTCCAGGGCGACATCGAGCACATACCGCTGCCACGGGAACAACTCCATCCCGAAGATCGCCCTCGTGATCCGCGCCACCGCCGGGCCGAACGACGGCCGCTCAGGACGCCTGCGAGTCGCCCACCTCGGGGCCGGCCCCCAGGAGCTCGGCCACTCGACCGGCCCCACCATCGGAAGCCGCATCATCGTCTGCGAGTCCATCGATTGCACCTCCCTTGATCGCCTTCAGCAGCATCAGCATCCGAGTCGTCGCCGAGATGTAGCCCGGCCGGTCCTGCTGGTTGCGACAGGAGTCCGCCAGGTCGGCCGAGTCCTTCAGCATCTCCGCCAGCAGCAGCGTCTCCGGGTTGCTGTCACCGACCTCCTTCGCGATCGCGCGGGCCGCCTTCCCGAACCGGCCAGCGCCGTTGCCCCAGCCCCTCGCCCTGGTCATGCGGCCTCACCACCCCAACGATCCACGGCAGCCAACTTGTCCGCCTCCGACAGCAACTCGATCCCCACATTCCGCGCCCCAGGCTCATGCACCCACCACCACATCGCGACGGCACGCGCAGCAGCCTCGCGAGAGGGGTGATAGCCCAGCCAGACGAAGCCACTGCGCCCGCCTTCTGCCGTCTTGACGCTGGCTTTCCACCGTCTCTCGCGCTTGTCCCAGGAGACGCCCCTGAACCCGCTGGTGTTCCTGCGGTTCATGCCGCAGCTCCTGACGTTCTGGCGCTGGGTCACCTCAACCAGATGATGCGGGTTCACGCAGGCCGGCGTCTCGCACGTGTGGTCCAGCACCATCCCGCGATGCAGCACCCGGCCATCCAGCACCCAGGCCACACGATGAGCCAGCACCATGGTCGCGCCGAGCTTGAAGTGCCCGTATCCGATCGACACCGTGTGCGCGGTCCACAACCAGCAGCCATCAGGCCCCGCAGAGCGGTCCACCTTCGCCCAGAACCTGGCCTCCGAACCCGCCAGGGCGCCCGGATCCAGCGGGGTCGCGCGGTCGATATTCGAGGTCATCGGTCAGCACCTCCCCGAGAAGACGGATTCGAGAAAAAAAGCGGCCGGGGGGCCATCGGCGATGTCTGGTCTGGCCTGGCCCCCAAAAAAACGGGGGCCGCTCGGCTGGTTCACAGGTTCGGCACAGCTTCGCGGGTCGGTCGCGCCTTCGAGTCCGGCCCGCGACTGCCGTTGCCTTCCCATCGCTCCATGCTGGCGATCTGACGGCCTTTCAGGTGCGGACCCTGGAGAGTGTGCCTCCCGCCTGTCTCGTGGCGTCCTGGGGGGCATTCTGTGGGTCTGGTGCATGGTTCTGGTCATTGGAGTCCTTCGGGGAACCAGACGCGGCTCGGTGTCGGTCGGTCTGGTGTCTTGGCGTCGTTGGCGTGCTCGAGGTTGCAGCTCGGGTGTTCGGGTCTGGTCTCGGCGTCGCTGCCTCCGTGGTTGCGGTCGCGGACGTGGCCGAGGTGCCAGTGGTTGGGGTCGAGTGGTCCGCGTGCGCCTTGGCAGCGCCAGCATTGGATGGCGCCGGCTTCGACGAGTGGCTGCCATTGGGCGCGGAGTTTGCGCCAGGCGTTGGTGGATCCGCGTGGGGTGAGGGATGAGGCTCCGGTCATCGTGTGCGCCTCCTCGGGCGGGCGAGGCGTCCGCGTCGCCGGTAGCCGCGGTTCCAGTCAGGCAGCCATGTGACGGCGTCGGCGGCTCGGAGCTCGTCGAGGATCTGTTGGCATTGCTGGCTGGTGAGCGCCCATGGCCCGGGCGGGGCTGGGGTCCAGGCCCGGACGAGCTGGGTGAGGGTGGCGTCGGGTTCCTGGGCCTGCTGCACATGGAGATCGTCCGCGAGCGCCTGGAGCGCGAGTTCGACCTGGGCGGGGGGTACCCGTGCCGGGGGTGGGGGTGTGCCACCGGGGGGAGGGGGTCCACGCCACCCCGGGGGTGGTGTCGGCATCCGGGGGGTGGATGTCGCTCAGGGAGAAGCCCAGCTTCTTGAGGCGGCGGCCGAGGCCGGCAAGCTCGCGGACCAACGGTGCGAGGGGCGCGAAGATCTCAGCCAGGGGGTCCTTGTCGGTCATCGGGTCTGCTCCTGGGTGATGGCGGTCAGCTGGCCGGCGAGGGCTCGGGCGGCGGCGCGGCTGATGGTGATCGAGCCGATCCCGAATCCCTGGTGGAGGGTGACTCGGTCTCCGGTCCGGCGCAGGAAGACGGTGGTGTCGTCGTCGTGGATCTCGCAGGCGAGGTTGGGGCCGGTGGAGACGATCGGAGTGGCGGTGGGCTGGGAGCGACGGTGGAGTCTCATGCCAGAGCCTCCGGGGTGGTGGCGGTGATGGGGCCTGCGATGGTGATGGGGATGTTGGCGATCAGCCGACCGCGGGACATCGTGAGGGCGGGTCCGTCGTCGCTGAGGATGGCTTCGGTGACGTCGGTGTCGCCAGCCCAGACGTGGCGGATGCGTCCGTCGATGTGGCCGGTGTCGGTGACGAGGGTGAGCTGGTCGCCCATCGTGATGCGGCTGGGTTGCGGGTTGCGGGTGGGGATGGGCTGCTCGCGGTCGATGGCGTCGATGTCCTCGGCCAGGTCGGCGAGGCGGCGGGCGAGTTCTGCGGTGCTGGGGTCGGTGGCCTGGAGGCGGCGGGCTGCGGCGCGGATCTCGTCAGGGTGCTCGGATGCGAACTCGATGGCGAGGCGTGAGGCCAGGGCTCGGATGGTCTGGGTGTCGGGGTCGGTCATGGTCAGTTCTCCTCTGGGTTGTCGGTGCGGTGGGCCTGTTCCCGCTTGGCCCTGGCGCGCAGTTCGTGGATGAAGTCGGCGGACACCTGGTGCTCGTCGTCGCCCGGTTCGATCTGGGGCAGCTGGTCGGCGTGGCCGGATGCCACCTGCTCGTTGACTCGTCGTGTCCAGTCCAGGAACTCGGCGGGGTCGGTGGGTGCTCCGGTGACGGTGGCCCGGTCGAAGCTGCTGAGCCTGGCCCGGCGGATCCGCTTCACTTCGGCGATGACGTGGCCGGGTTGGATCCAGAGCTGGTCTCCGGGTTCGAGTGGCCGGCTGCCGATGATGGCGACGGCGTCGAGCGCGTCGGCGAAGTCGGTTCCGGCGAGGGCTTCGGCCCATGCGTTGCGGGAGTCGTCGTTCAGCTTCTGGGCGGGGCAGTAGGCGATCACCTTGCGGAGGACTGCGACGGCGTGTTCTCGGTCCATGTCTGCCCCCTCTCGGCCGCGTCTTCGGCTCGGGCTTCTGCTGCCCACCGGTTCCAGTCGGGGCCGGTTGGGCGGTTGCGGGTCTGGTGGTCTTCTGCGTTGCGCAGCCAGTTGCACCAGGTTTTGGTCCAGTCGAGCTTGGTCGCGTCGCGGCCGGTCTTGGCCTGCCAGTAGTCGGAGAATCTGGCGAGTTCACGTTTCAGCCAGGCGTCGTCGTGTGCGGCTTCAAGCTTGAGGGCGGCGTCGGTGCGGTCGGGGAACCAGCCGTCTGGGAGGCGGGTGCCTCGCTTCGTTTTGGTGTTGGCCGGCGCGGCAGCGACGGCTGTGGATTCCGGGATCGTGGCGAGCTCGGCGCTAAGGTCTCCCCCCGCACCCCCCGAACGAAGTGAGGGGTTGCTATTGCCGTTGCTATTGCCGTTGCGTTTGCTCTTGCCGTTGTCCGCGCGCGTGAGTGAACCCCTATCGCATGGGGTATCGGAAGGGGTATCGGATACCCCATGCGATGGGGTATCGCATGGGGTATCGGAAGGGGTATCAGCGATGAGGGAGGCGATCGTTTCCTCAACCACCTGACGCGTTGACCGATTCGTCTTCTCGGACACCTGCTCCGACAACCCCGAGGTGTCGATCCGATCGAGCTCCCGCGCAACCGCCACGCGCAGACGTGAAGACAGGATGCGCTCTACAGCCCCGGCGATGCCCTTCATCGTCCGCGGCGACCGCCACCCCAGGTCACGGCGGATATAGGACCGCACAAGGACCTCCTGGGTGGACTTGTCGACCACGACGAATCGGGCGGCCTCCAGCTGGTCCAGGGTGTCCTCGATCGTCTCGACGGTCTGGCCGGCGGTTTGCCGTGCCCACCTGACCGGGGCCAGGGTCAGGACTCCGGCAAGGGAGATGTCCGGCTGTGAGATGAGCTTGTGATACAGGCTCTGCTGCTCAACTGTCAGTGCGGTGAAGTCCTCGTCTCCCCACGCCCGCTTGAACAGTTTCCCGAATTCATCGGTGGCCATCGCCGTCCTCCTGCCTGTTCTGGTTTCCGTTGAAGCGGTGCCACAGGTCCATGCGTCCGGATCTTTGGCATGCGTTCTTGAGTGATTTCTCGGTGCCGAGTCCGAGGGTGCGGAGGATGGCTCCGCGGCCTTCGTGGCAGTCGAGCTGCCATTCGAGTTCTTCCATGAGCTTGGCGGTGGTGGGTGGGCGGCCCCGCGTCCTGGGTCTGGTGGTGTTCACAAGTCGTCATCCCCTTCGGCGGCCTTCACGGTGTCGCAGGGCCAGGGGACGGGGTGCGCGGGGCCACGGGTGCATTCGAGGCACCACGGGCCCTGTGATCTGGAGGTGTGGTCGAGCACGGGGACGTGGAGGGCCTGGACGGCCTGGATCCGGTCCCAGAGCTCGTTGAAGCCGGACCTGTAGCGGCCGAGGAGTTCGTCAGTGGTCGGCATCGGCGGTCGCCTCCCAGATGATGGAGGCGTGCTGTCCATCGGTGAGGTGGCAGCCGGCGGGAACGATGACCAGGGCGACATCCCGGCCGCCCTCACCGTCAGCGTGGTCGATGCCCGCGACGACACATCCTGCCCGCCAGATGTCGCCTCGGATCTGGTCACGTCGGCTGATTCCTCCGACCTGGTGGAGGAGGATGCCGAGGTTCAGCCAGCTGGGCGTGTGTCGGTTGCGGGAGGCCCACCACTCCAGGGTCTGGATGGTGATCCTGCCTATGATCCACAGCCACGCCAGCAGGCAGGCGATCGACAGCAGGACTGCCGCGAGGTCGCGTATCATCAGCGGTCACCTCTGACGCTGATGTCGGTGATGTTCGGCAGGGCGTCCTGGTCAGGATTCGTGCGTGACCAGTGGCCCTTCTTGTCGACCCAGGTGAAGGTATGCAGGCGGTTCCGCTTCGGAGACTTGTGGGACAGGTCGTCGCTGATCTCCAGGTCGGGGCCGTCTCCGTACTTCGGGACGATGGTGATCCTCAAGGTGATGGAGCCGGTGTTCCCGGTGTCGCGGCATTCTTTGATGATCTGGTTGAGGAGGCGGGAACCCTCGTTGGCGGTTTCGCCTTCTGCGAGGGTGTCGATGAGTTCGGTGAAGTCGTTCACTTCTTGGCCCCGTTTCTGATGGTGGTGGTTGCGGCGTCGATGGCCCGGTTCCAGACCTCCACTTCGCGCACCGTGATGCGTTCGCTGTCTGATCCAGTGAGGTGCAGGTCGTCCAGCTGGTCGGCGAGGTATTCGCGGGCGGCTTGGGCTTGCTGTTCGGGGTGGTGCCACATGGCGGCGGTCAGGTCGAGGTGGGCGTCGCAGCCGGAGCAGTGGTAGCCGCCCATGCCGGTGCCTGACCTGCCGGTGATGTGGTGGATGGATGCCTGGTCCGAGATGACGATGGCGAGCATGTCCCGGTCACTCATCGCTCGCCCCCTCGTGCAGGACGGTGACGGTGACGCGGTCGCCGATGTGGATCAGATCGAGCGCGTCGTCGTCCACGTCGACGTCGATGAACGGCTTCCCGCTCGTGAATCCCGCGCCGCCCACTTGGCCAGCGATCTCGTGGCCCTTGTTGGTCTTGGTGGTGACGGTGTCGGCGATGATGGGGGCCAGGTGGTCGGCCCACACATCCTGTCCTCCGCCGATGATCTGGCCGCATTCACAGCCGTCGAATTCGGGGCCTCCGAACGGATGCTCCAGCAGGAGCTCCCGGATTGTGTCGGTGTGGTTCATCGTGTTTCGCTCCTGGTTCTGATGTGGATTCGTGGGCCGGTGGGTGCGGTGCCCCATTCCCCGAGTGGGAGGGGTGTTTCCCCGGCGGGGTGTTGGTGGCAGGGGCAGCAGCACTGCCCGGGCCCTGCCGGCTGGTTGAGCGGGGCTTGGGGGCAGACGGTGTGCGGGACGCGCCGGTATCCGCGCCACACGTTGGGGTCGCAGTAGGTGCCCAGCAGCGGGGCGCCGTGGCGCGCATACGGCCGGTTGCTCTTCATCGCGGTCGCCTGTCAGGTGGCCACAGCTCGGCAGCCTTCTTCTCGACGTCGAGGACGGCCTGGGCGAGCTCGTCGCGGTCCCCGTCACATGACGGCAGGAAGTGCACCCGTCCGCGTCTGTGGACGGGCTGGACGGTGACGATGTCGCCGCCGTCTCGGCCGGTCCGGTGCCAGATCATCCCCGGCATGACGTCCTGCCCGGTCATCGCTGCCACTCCTTGGCGTGGCGCTGCTCGGCGCACGCGGAGGTGACGATGCGGCGGCGGCCTCCGCGCCGGGCGGCCTGTTCGATGGATCCGATGGTGCGGCCGACACGGCGGGCGATCTCATCCCAGGGGGTGGCGGCGTCGAGGAGCCATGCGACGTCGTCCAGCATGTCAATGGTCTCCTGGTGAAGCTGCACTGGCTTCCGCTGGACTGGCTTGGGCTCCATGCCGGGCCGGTAGATGGTGGCCGGCGGCAGGGGCTCGCCAGTCTTGGCGGCGCGGTCGCGCTGCCTACGGGCTGCCAGGCAGCCAGCGCAGCGGCAGCCGCAGTGCCCGTAGCAGGTGCGGCAAGGAAGGTGGCGGGGGCAGGTGTGGTTCATGGCCGGCGCCCCTGCCACATGTCGCGGAGCATGACCGCTGCCGTGGCCGTCAGGACGACGGCGATCGTGGCCACGATGACGGCGACCAGGATGATCCCGGCCCATAGGATGACGTGCCACATCATCGGATCGTCACCTTCTCGAGGCGCTGGGCGCGGGCGACGACCTGCCCGGCGGTGAGGATGCGTCCGACGCAGCCTGGGCCGGCGTACCCGGACCACAGCGGAGGCAGGACTCCCGGCTTGGTGTTGACGGCCTGGTACGCGCTGCCGTCGGTGAGTTCGGCGGTGGTTCCGACCGGACAGGCGTCGAGGGTTTCGATCGCGGTGAGCCGGTCCGTGAGATCGATGGTGCGGCTGTCCATGGTGGGTTTGGTGATGTTCACAGTTGGTCTCCTTCGTTGAGGTTCCAGATGCGGATGACAGCGCCCGTGTGGGGCAGGCTGTCGGGGGTGTGGGGGCAGTCGGGGTAGCACTTGGCGGCCTCCACTCGGACGGCCTGGGAGTCGTCGTCCCAGACGCCGGAGTCGGTGAGGGCGTCGAGGATGAGGCGCTGGATCTTGTCGATGTCTCCGTGGCTGCGGGACAGCGGGAACGCCGGAGCCGTGCTGCGCAGAAGGTGCGCGTTCTTGCCGGTGCGGTAGTGCGACGTCGGGCGCGGGACGGTGACGGTGATCATCAGCCCGACCGGCTCCCCCTTCGGGAACCTGGCCTGGGCGGCGAGCGCCCGGCCCGCCTCGGTGCAGCGCTCCCGCCACTGGGCGTACCCCGGGCTGTTGGCAGGAATGGAGAGGTGGTGGTGGCCACCCCGCCCGAAGCACTTGGGGTCGGGCTTCGGGCGAGGCGTGCCGTGGACGGTGACGGTCAGCACGGCCGCACCTGGCAATCCACCAGCCGGGCGGGCCGGATGGATCGGGTCCGGCCCTCCTGGTTCTTCAGGTCGATCCAGCCGGTCGACGCGGCCATGACCTCCCACTCCTGACCGTCCAGCCAGATCACCGAACCGGGACGGATCCCGGCCGCGTTGTCCTCGTCGCCGACACGAGTCCGGTGCCTCGGTGAGAGGCGTCCGACAGGCATCACTGGCCCCCGCCCGGACGATGACGGGCAGGCCCGTCAGCCAGGTGCTTCTGGCGTGACTGGCGGCGGACCTGGTCGATCGTCTGGAAGGTGTGCCGGTTCTCCGGCGCCACCTTCCCGTTGACCTCCTGGCACTGCTCGAAGGTGCGGTTGCAGATGCCGCACTTCAACCAGGGCGGGGGCATCGTCATGACGCCACCCCCTCCTTCAGGGCGGCGATCTTCTCGTTCAGCTCGGCGATCTGGCCGGAGATCGTGGATTCGGAGGCCGCCAGGCGCTTCTTCTCTGCCCGCAGCTTCTTCTTCTGGTCATCGAGGGCCCGCAGCTTGGCGCGGCGCTGGGCGTCGGCGTCACGGGCCCGCTTCCTGGCCGCCGCCTCCTTCGCCCCGTCGAGGATCTCCACCTGAGTCCGCGACAGCCTTTCGGCGAGGGTGCGCATCCTCTGCGTGCCGATCCTCTGCGCCAGGGCGCAGAGGGCCTGCACGGAGTCGTCGCGCTGCTCGGCCAGCATGTCTACGCCGCCAGACAGCCGCTGGGCGGTGGCTGCGGCTTTCGCCTGGTTGGGCCAGCCGCCGGCGCGCAGCACCTCCTGCACCAGGAGGACCGGCATGTCCACGACGCCGGCGATCTCTTTCGCCGACCTGCCGCGAAGCCGCATCAGGAGGATGGATGCCTTCACCGAGTCGGGGGTGGGGTTCTCAGAGTCAGACATTGAAGCCCAGCTCCTTGCCGCGGGCCACGAGCGCGCCGTTGTCGGGGAGCTTCCCGAGTTCCTTGATGACGGAGTCGGCCTCCTGGGCGGTCATCTCCTTGGACGAGGACAGCTCACGATTCGTGAACGATGAGACCCACCAGAGCCGCTCTTCGCGGTCCTCAACCCCGAGGCGCTTGAAGTGCATGGCCATGGTGGAGACGTCGTGTGCCGAGGCGGGCGCCGGGGTGTCCTCCACGACGATGGCGTCCTGGATCTCTCCGGTCTGCTCATCGACGGCGGGCTGGGTGGGGGCCTGGCGGGGCGCTGGGAGTGGTGCGTGCTGTCGCTCCGGGGCGGGGCCCTGCGGCTCCGGCTCAGCCTTCTTGCGGCTGGCACGCTTCCTCGGAGCCCGCTTCACCGTGGTCTGGGACGGGTCGGTCGGCTCGATCGCCGGGGCCTCCCCGTCCTCGGCGGCCAGGTCGTCCAGCTCCTCGGTGGAGGCCATGCCGTGGATCACGTCGGCGAACGCCATGCGGCACAGCCGGGTCGTGCAGCGTGCGAACAGCATCTCAGCCGGGCGGGTGCGGTAGTTCTGGTTCTTCTTCGAGTCTCCGGCGCGGTCCGCCTCGTTCATCGTGTAGGAGGCGGTGACCCACTCCTCCTCGTCACGTCTGCGGCCCTTCATCACGCATCTGGACTCGGTCATCTCGGTGGTGCGGATCTGGTGGCCGGCCTGCTGCACCAGGGCGCGCATGGTCTCCGCGCTGATGCCGGCCTTGCCGTTGATGACGTGCACCGATCCGAGACCGGTCATGGGAGGCAGCCCGAGTTCGCGGCTGTAGAGGATGGCGGCGGTGACCTTCTCGGTGCTGCCGCGCAGCCCGGTGGGCACGAACTCGGTTGCGGCGATGTTCCCGGCCAGGTTCACGGTCGGCATGAGCACGTCGGTCCAGGAGTCGGTGCGGCGGTCCCGCATGTCGGGCTGGGCGGGCACCTGGGAGGTGGTGCGCACCTCGGGGAGGTTCTCAGTCATTGGTCAGATCTCCTTGTCGTTGTCGGTGTAGGTGAGGAAGGACTCGGCGGCGAGATGGCAGCCCGCCGCGAACGCGGGATGGGTGAGTGGTGATGGCGGGTTGACCAGGAGGTCCTCAAGGCCGTCCCATGAGCCGGTGGCCGACAGGATCGTCAGGAGGGTCGCGAACCCTGCGATCTCCTGCGCGGCCACCTCGGGGGCTGCCTGGCACATGCCGGTCAGGAGCTCCATGGACTGGTGGTCTGCGGCGATCTGGTCGAACTGGGCGAGGATGCCGGGCGGGATCTGGTCGTTCATTCCGGGTCTCCGGTTTCCGGCCAGATGGGGTCCCCGATGGTCGGCGAGAAGGAGTCGTCCGACCGGTAGCGCCAGCTCGTCCTCTTGACCCAGCCTTCGAGGAGCTCGAGCTCGTAGAGGAACATCGTGAACACCGAGTCATCGGTGACGACGGGGTGGAGTTCGATGGACTCCTCGTGGACGTGGGCGACCATGCACTGATCGATCTGCGGCATGTCGGCTTCGACCCACTGGGTCTTCTTGCCGCCGCGGGGGCCGATGGTGGTCTGCTCCTCGAGGCGGAGGTCGCAGTGCTTGTACGCCGACAGCTGGAGGGCGACTTCGTCGTAGATGCCTTTGCCGGTCTTCCAGTCGAGGAGGACGTTGCCGAACCGGTCGTTGTGGAGGACGGCGTCGGCGGTGCCCGCGTAGCGGTAGGCCGAGTTCGCCACGGGGGATTCGGTGACGACGGTCTCCCATTCCCATTGGTCGAGGAAGCGTGCGACGGCCTCCACCTGGGGGCGGATCTCAGCCGGCACGGACACCTCGCGTCCGTGGGCGAGTTGCTCGGCCATGGCGTGGATGCGGGATCCCTTGGTGGTGGCCTTCCGGTTCGTCTGGAAGCGGGCCTTCTCCAGGGCGGCGATGCGGTCGGCCGAGCGCATCTCGGACAGACGGGCCCAGTTGTCGTCCGCATACGCGGCGGTCTCCCTGGCCGCCCAGGTGACGAGGGCCGGCTTGTCGAGGACACCGCAGATCGTGGTCACACCCGGGACGAGCTGACCGTCGAGGGTGTAGCTGTGGGAGGTGCCGTGGTTCTTCCGCTGGAAGCGCGGAGGTCTGGTCTTGGTCATGGTTCTCCTTGAGTGGGTTGGAGATGGATGTGGTTCAGCCCTGCTGGTCTGCGAGTTCGTGGCGCCAGCGCTGCCGCTCGGCGGTGACATGGGCGCACCAAGTCAGGTCAGTCATGGCCCTCAGCTGGCCTGCCTTGGCGTGAGCCAGGCCGTCCTTGCCGAACTCGGACGGGTCGAGTTCGGCGGCGCGGAGGTTCATGTCGGCGCCGGCGAGTCGCTCGGTGGCGCGCAGCAGATTGTCGAGGTCCTCCGCGATGGTGGGGACGCCGGGGATCGGGATCTCAGGCATTGCGGTGCTCCTGGTGGTTGATGACGACGGACAGCACGTCCGCGAGGTCGTTCAACGAGCGTTCGAGGTGGGCAACAGCCACGTCCCGGTCCTCACCCGAGGTGCCTGCCTGCGCGTCGAGTGAGATGAGGTCACGGCGGTCCCCGATGACCCGGGCGGCGGCCATGGTGAGCCTGGTCAGGTCGTCATGCTCGGCGACGGCGTCCCGGTCGCGCTGGTCGGCTGGGTTGCGGACGGTCACCTTCTCCGCCCCCACGCCGGAGATGTGGGTGGGCCCGGAGACGGTCACCTCGCCGTCGAACGGTCCCAGCAGCTGCACGAGTTCGCGACGCGCCTCCACCAGCGGCGCCACGACCCGCTGCTCCGCGATCCTCGGGGCGGCCGACCACTGGAGTGTGAGGCCCAGGATCGACATCTGACTCTCGGTGAGGGTGACAGAAGCGGTTGTCATGATTCGGCCACCTCGCAGTCCACGACCTGGTCCTGCCGGATCCCCTGGGTGACAAGTTCCGCGAACTGCCAATCCTCGCGAACCTTGTCGAGGGCGTCGTACAGGCGCCCCTCGGCGGTCTGGGCGTCGTCGTAGCGGTCGAGAGTGTGGGCGCGGCGGCGGGCCTCCTCGACCGCGACCAGGGTGTGCACCTGCCGCTTCAGGTCGATGAGCGCCTCCCATGCCGCCTCCGGCACGGTGACCGTGGTGACCCGGTCGTCGGTGAGGGTGCCGCTCTCAACCGAGGTGAGCTGGTCGGCCATGGGAATGAGATCCCGATGGCTCTCCTCGCGGGCTCCGGTCTGCCGGAGCGCGTATCTGATGAGCGACATGTCGCCCGCATCCAGGTTGATTCTGGTCATCGGTTCCCCTCCTCGGGGTCGTCGGTGGTGTGGGTCATGGCCTGCCACAGCAGGCGGTCGATATGCCGCTCATCGGCGGCCAGCAGCAGGCAGACGGTGGCGACGCCGAGGATCAGCAGGAGGAGGATGAGGCCCCCGTTCGTGAGGGTGGGCATCAGATCCACATCCCCTCATCGCCGACCTCGTCGAGCCTGTGAAGGAGGTCCTCCACAGCCAGGGCCGCAAGGGCCGCCAGGGCGGCGGCGACCAGCACCGCAGTGGTGAACGCGTTCCTCATCGGCGGGCCCCCTCCCGCTCGAACCGGGCCACCTCGACGGGGTCGATGCGCCACTTCTCCCGCACCTTGAACCCCCGAAGTTCCCCGCGGCGCAGCATCTCGCGCACGGCCTTGACCGGCAGATTCCAGCGGTCGGCCACATCCTCCGGGGACATCCGACGCTCATCGGTGATCGCGGTCATGAGGCCTGCTCCTTGATCTGCTGGTTGATGGCATCAAGGGCGCGGAGGCAGTCATCGAGGTAATAGCCGGCCTGCGTGGCCGAGAATCTGGCGTCCCTCGCGTCGACGCGATTGCGGGGAATCGAGTCGATGACCTCATGGAGGCGATCGGCAGTAGTGCCCCTTATGGTGGTGTAACCCGCTGGTGACCAACCCGTCGGCCTCCGCGACTTCGTGGTGGACGGCAGCGCGGTCACCGTGTGATCCTTCGAGAAAGCTCTCTACTTCTCACTCGAAAGGAACAACCACGATGACCGCTGCCCATATTGTCGACCCTGCCCGGGTCCTGGACCAAGCCCTGGGCCAGGCCTCCCCGGACCTGCTGCGCTCACTGCTGGCCACGATGATCAACATGCTGCTGTCGGCCGATGCCGACCAGGTCGCCGGCGCGGAGTACGGCCGCCCCGATCCCGACCGCCTCGTCCAGCGCAACGGCTACCGTCACCGCGACCTGGACACCCGGGTCGGCACCGTGGATGTGGCGATCCCCAAGCTCCGCCAGGGCAGCTACTTCCCCGAGTGGCTGCTGGAGCGGCGCAAGCGCGCCGAGTCGGCGATGATCACCGTGGTCGCCGACGCCTACCTGGCCGGGGTCTCCACCCGCCGGATGGACAAGCTCGTCAAGAGCCTGGGTATCGACTCCCTGTCGAAGTCCCAGGTCTCGCGGATGGCCGCCGACCTCGACGCCCAGGTCGAGGCCTTCCGCCACCGACCGCTGGGCGAGGCGGGCCCGTTCACGTTCGTGGCCGCTGACGCCCTGACGATGAAGGTCCGGGAGGCCGGACGGGTCATCAACGCGGTCGTGCTGACCGCGACCGGGGTCAACGCGGACGGCCACCGGGAGGTCCTGGGCCTCCAGGTCGCCACCGCTGAGACCGGGCCGGCCTGGAACACGTTCTTCGCCGATCTGGTGGCCCGGGGCCTGTCCGGGGTGCGGCTGGTCACCTCGGATGCCCATGCCGGGCTGAGGGAGGCGATCGCGGCGAACCTGCCCGGGGCGGCCTGGCAGCGGTGCAGGACCCACTACGCGGCCAATCTGATGAGCGTGTGCCCCAAGAGCCTGTGGCCGGCGGTCAAGGCCATGCTCCACTCGGTCTACGACCAGCCCTCCGCGGCCGCCGTGGATGCCCAGTTCGACCGGCTGCTGGACTATGTGGAGGCCAAGCTTCCCCAGGTCCATGCCCATCTGGACGCCGCGCGGGCCGACCTGTTGGCGTTCACGAGTTTCCCGGTCGACGTGTGGCGCCAGATCTGGTCGAACAATCCCCAGGAGCGGCTGAACAAGGAGATCCGGAGGCGTACCGATGCCGTGGGGATCTTTCCCAACAGGGAGGCCGTCATCCGGCTCGTCGGGGCCGTGCTGGCCGAGCAGACCGATGAGTGGGCCGAGGGCCGGCGCTACCTGGGCCTGGAGGTCCTGGAACGCTCACGGATCCCTCAGACCCCCGTCAGCGAAGACCAGACCCGCCTGGAAGGAGCAGACCCCATCCCACCCGAACTGACAGCCTGACCCCGTATCGAAAGATCACGAAACGGATACACCACTACCAGGGACTTGACCGGCATGCCTCCTCGGCGCGGGTGATGGTGCGGATGGTGTCGAGGTCGATGCGTTCGTTCATGACTGGTCCGCCTCTCGTGCTGCGCGGGACAGGGCCCCGCGGATCGGGGCGGGGATCTCGTCGCCGCCGAGCGCGGAGAACCACATCGCCACGGATGCGGTGTCCCCGCAGATCCAGCCGCACTGAGTGCAGTAGGCGGCGAGCTCGGAGTAGCGGCCAGGAGCCATCGGGTTGGGGTTCTGACTGATGAGGACGCTGATCTCGGGGTCTCCGCAGTCGGGGCAGCCCTCGTCGTGGCAGACGGCCATCAGGCCCGTCTTCTCCATGGCGGAATGGAGACGCTCGGTGTTGTCAGGTGCTGGCTGCCGCTCGGCGCGGGCGGCGTCCATGTCGGCGGCGGTGGTGGCGGTGCGGGAGAGGCACCCCTGGATGAGGCTCATGAGACTGCGCTCCTTGAGATGATGTGGGAATGAATGACGCGTTGAATCCAGCGGCGAAGCTGTACGAACGGCTCAAGGAATGGCAGACGCTCCCGGAGCGGAACACCCCGAAGAGGTTCCGCACCGTCGAGGGGCGCGGCTGGATCGACGTCCACCTGGAGACCCTCGGCTGGTTCTCCCAGGTTCGCGAGCGGTTCGCCGGCGCCGGATATGCGCAGCTCGTTGACGCTCTGGCTTCCGTGATCTTCACCAGCGATGTCGGCATTTCCGGTTCCAGAAATGGGACCGTGACGATGATCGACGACCAGTCGCTGCTCTCCTTGAAGGTCCTCGCCGACAACTGGGGGCAACCCGCCATCGATCCCGCCGACCTTGCCGGCTTGGGCGAAGTCACCGCCGGCATCAGAGCCCTGATCGAGTCCGCTGGTTACCTTGACGCGGAGGCCACTCGATACCTCTTCGAGCTCCTGGAGGCCATCGACAAGGCCATCGATGAGTTCACGATCTTCGGTACTGGAGGTGTCCAGCGCCTGGCCAATGAGCTGATCTCCGCACTGCTCCTGTTCTTCGGCGGCCAGGACGTGCCTGCCGACGATGCGAAGAAAGCCGGAGGCTTCGCGCACAAGCTGTTCAGTCTCGCGAAGAAGCTCGCGCGGTTCAGCGCAAAGACGGCAACTGAGGTAGGGCTGGAATTCGCCTTGAAGATGCTCACGGCTGGACCTCAGTGAGTCCCCTTCGATCTTGTGGGCGGTGAGGACCCGCAGGGCCTCGAACAGGGCCTCCTGCTGGCCCTTGCCCCACGTGCCGTCGTGGAGGGCGTTGTTGAGGTCGGCCTCAGTGGCGCGCAACGCGTACTCGTGGGTGCACATCACCTCGATGGCGGTCATGCGGTCACCTGCTTCGGGTCCGGGAGGGCGAACAGCTGCGAGGTGATGAGACCGTCGGCGATCAACTCGCAGCGGATCCTGTCCAGGCCGAGCACGGTGATGTAGGTGGTGGCCGAAGCGTGGCCGTTGGTCCTCTCGGTGGCGTAGGTGCGCACCGCGAACCAGCCGCGGGTCTTGGCCAGGGCGCGGGGCTGGCGCCGCCGCGATCCCTTCTCGATGAGGTAGCGGCGGTTGTAGAGCCAGTCCCACAGCTTCTTGACGCGGATGTCGAGGAGGTTGGCGGCGGTGGCGACCTGGTAGCAGCCGGTGCCGTCGAGGAACAGGTCGTAGGCCTCCACCTTCGGGGCATCGCGGTCGATCTTGTGCTGCAACTCCTTGATGGTCTTGTCGGCGGCCAGGACGGCGCGGGCCATGAGCTCAGGGCCGGTCATCGGGGCGGCGCCGTAGGCGCCGGTCCGCCGGATCTGTGGGAGCACCTCGTGGGTCACCCAGCGCTTGAACTCGGCTGCTCCAGGGACCCTGCTGCGGAGGATGGCTGAGTAGAGGCCGGACTCGGAGACGATCGTCATCTCCTGGTCGCCGCCAGGGGTGTGCAGAGTGTGCACCCCCCTCTCATCGTCATCGAGGGTGCGGGTGAGGGCCGCGGTGGCGGAGTAGCCGAGGATGCTGGCGACGTCTGCCGCGACGAACCAGGGCTGGCCGTCGATGTCGAGCGCCCGGAAGGTGCGCCCCTCGCGGGTGAATGGGATGATGGACATGGAATCTCCTTCGTTGTTGGTTCCTGACGCCGTGCCCGTGCCTGGGTGCGGCGTCGTTTCTGTCTGGGCGGTCATGCTGCGACCTCTCGCGAGACGTGAGACACCTTGGCCACGAAGAGGGCGTCGACGGGGCAGTCGAGCGCCTCCGCGATCTTGCAGGCGATCTCTGGCTTGGTGTTCTTGCGAGTTCCCTTGATGAGGAAGCCGATGGTGGAGTGTGAGCAGCCGACCCGGGCCGCCAATCCGCGCACGCTGTAGTGGCGGAAACTCATGTACTGGCGGAGTGCCTCGGGGCTGATGAGTCGCACGTCCAACCTCCCTTCAATCAGTGTTGCTGTCATGGCTCCCTACTGTAGACATGTCTCGCGAGACATGCAACACCATGAGACGGATTCGTCTACCTCGCGTCTCAGGGAATCGCCCATCTGGCTAGCACGGCTGCGAATTACCGTGATGGAATCTGTAGACAGCGCGTCTACCGACCGGCTGGCGCACTGACCCTGACATGAGGATTGTGGTTGACATGAGGCGTGAGCTTCCCGAGCGATGGAAGACGATGTGCGAGAGGGCCGGCATCCCCGGCTCTGCTCGCGGCATCGCAGCAGCGGCAGAGCTGGCCATCACGACGGTGCAGCGTCTGGTCTTCGAGGGGCGGACCTCGCAAGCGACGATTGAGGCTGTCGCTGGCGCTCTCCGCGTGGATGAGACGACGGTGATGGAGGCTGCTGGGATAGCACCCGATAAGCCGTTGTGGCGCCCGCCCTCTGAGGCGCAAGAACTGGGTCCGAGGACACAGGAGGCATTGAGCCGCCTGATCCTCGCCATGGCAGAGGAGGTCAGCGATGCGGGTCGGTCACCCAAGGATCAGAAGACAGCAGAGCAGCAGGGGAGTGACGCGGAGAAGGACGAGCCCGGCCTGACGTGGCAGGAGCGGCGTCACCAGCGGATGATCGCCCAGGCCATGAACGTGGCCGAGGCCGCCGACGACCACCCCCGCAGCTTCGACTACGAGGTGGCCGACGAGGACATCTCCCAGGACCCCGACGACTGGGGAGACCGCGACGAGGGGCCCTGGGATGACTGACCTCGCTCTGGCTAAGTGGATCAAGAGCCCTGGTTCTGGATCTGAGGTTTGGGGCCCGCCGGAGTGGGAATACCAGAGCGGGGTCTGGACTGGGACCTGGTCAGGATCTTGCCAGGCCAAGAGCCTGGATGGTGAGCTAGCCGTGCATCTTGTCCTGAGGGAACGCGTGAAACGAGCGGAGGCGCCGACGGTTCTCCTCATGGTTCCAAATGCTGATGTTGCCTGGAGGATCGACCACAACGGATCTCACCGTGATCAGCAGACGAGACGAGTGGGACACATCACGCACCTCCAGCTCACTGGCCACCCGGAGATCTGCCACTACTTGGATTCCAAGAAGTTGTGTAGTCCACCTATAGACGCCGCCGGCGTCAGCGAGGACAATCTACGGAGGCTGCTCATCGCCAGTGCGCGGGAGATGAGTGTCGGAGTCAAGGGCTTAGATTGGATGTATCACGAGGAGGGAGGCCAGCGATGACGGAGACCCTGGAAAAGTACCAAGCAGCTCTGACCAGCCGTGTCTCATCCGTGCCATGCCAGGGTGGGGAGCTCATCGCCACCCCATTCGACTTCTTTGACGAGGTGCCCTTGGAGCTGTTGGTGTCCCGGATTGGGGACGACCACTACCTCATCTCTGATCGTGGAGTGGTCGCCGAGCGGCTTCTGGACGCCAGCGCGAGCATCGACTCACCATCGGTTGGGAAGTCCTGGGACGCCATCCGCGAGGACCTCGCCGTCACGTTCGCGGAGGTGGAGGACTACGAGCTTGCCTCGACGTCAACGCTGGAGGACATCGGGGACAGCTTGAACCTGGTGGCCGTAAAGGCGTTGCAGGCCGACGAGCTGCGAGTCCTCGGCAGGACAGCCAAGCCGAAAACGTTCGCTGAGCGTGCTATCAGGCAGGCGCAGAGCTTCTCGCTCACGGTCAAGCCGAAGGCGAGGATTCAGAACCGGTTCGGTGGTGACCGGCAGGTGAGCTTCAGTGCCACCGGAGCGGAAGGCACCGCATTCGTCATGGCCCTCAACGGTGGCGGTTCTTTCGTCGCCGAGCATGACCGTGCGCTTGCCGCGTTCAGCGGAGTTGACGACGCTGCACGTCGGAGGGTGAGCCTCATCTCCAACCGGGCCAAGCCGCTTCCTTGGCATGTGCAGCAGCTTGAGTCCATGTCGACGATCATCTACGAAGATGAGCAGGACGACTACTGGAGCGAGTTGGCCGCCGCCTGACCTGTCGGTAGCCGCTGTCACACTGGGGAGTGGATCTGGAGGGCCCCCGGGGTTGTTCAACCACGACTCGACATATAGGGTTTAACCTATGACCGAGCAGTTTGAAGAGACCGAAGAGATCCTCGACAGTCGAGCTGACGCTCTTGTCCAGGACCACTGGCGGATGATCGAGGAGCTCATCGGACACCGGAAGAAGCACAAGCTCAGCCAGGCCGACGTTGCCTTCCGCATGGGAGTGACCCAGCCGACGGTCTCCGATTTCGAGAGCGACGACTCGAACCCCACACTCAGCACCATCCGCCGCTACGCGATGGCCGTCGGGGCGCGCCTGAACACCGAGGTCGCCGACGAGGACGTGTCCCAGGACCACGACCAGGATGAGGGGCCATGGAATGACTGAGCGGAAGGCATGAAAGAGCCCCCGTCACGTCGTGTGGCAGGGGCTCTTAGATGTGTGAAGAGTCAGGCTGGAGTGAGTACGCCCATCTCCCGGCGGTCCTTGAGTTCATGGATAGGTATCCCTGCTGACAGCATCGCCTCATGGATGCGTTCCAGACCATGGAACTCTGCGGCGACCTCGTCATGCCCGGAGGTCGTGACCTCAACGGTCGCAAGGCGGCGTTCCACATCAGCCGACACTGCGGCGTCGCGGACGCTCTCATCCTCCATGTCCATCAGCTGACCCATGAGGGCATCGCATTGGTCGAAGAGCTGTGCGGAGTCTGGCACATGGAAGACCTGGACGAGGTGGTACTCAGCCATCGATGTCACCGAACCTTCCGTAGCACGTCTGATGATGTAGCCATGATAGGGCGTTCCTGATGTAGTTCGGATCGCTGGGCGTCAGATGTATCCAGCGCTGATGCTGTCCGCATGGACATTGGACGCGATAGTACTTCTGCTTGCGCGTGACACGCCACCCTGCGTCACGGTACTCGGTCAGCAGCGCCTCGATGTCTCTGCGTTTCGTAGTCATCGGCGGCTCTGCCCGTTACATCCCATGGCTGCATCATGACACAGGCTACCCCGGCCTGACCTGTCGGTGGCCGCTGTCACCATCAGGCGCATGGTGGAGCGTGAGCTGGTGTGGCCGGCGGGGTGGCGGCTGAGCGTGGAGACCCTGACCTGCGGGCGGGGACGCTGCCGGTGGGCGTCGCGGACGGTCGCGGTGGATCGACGGCTCACACCGGCCGAGCGGGACGCCACGATCACCCACGAGGCCATCCATGCGTCACGGGGTCCGTGCCCAGGATGGGCGCGGGCCCGCGAGGAGGCGACCGTGCACCGTCTGGCCGCCCGGGCTCTCATCGCCGACGGCAGGCTGGCCTCAGAGCTCGAATGGTCACCGGACCCGCGGGTGATCGCCTGGGATCTCCAGGTGACCGGTGACCTGGTCGGCGCCCGGCTCGACGGGCTCGACGTCGCAGAGCGCGCCAGGCTGTGGGCGGTCACAGCCCACCACAGGGACAGCGCATGACCTGTCGGCGGCATCCCCGGACCGAGCAGTCCCAGATTGAGGCCGCCGTCTCACGGTCCTCACAGGTGTGAGATCATCACATCGGGCGGAAAGGTGCTGGCAATGGTGACCTGCACCGTCGGGAGTACAAGCGACAACCCGCAGGTCGTGCAGGCGAAGATCGTTGCGGACCAGTCGCGTTGGTGAGGAGAAAGCATCGTGGCCGCTTGGCTGAACATTGAACTGGCACTGTCTGAGGCCGGTTATGCGACGCAGACCATCATCGACGGGGGCGGTGAGCCGGTCGTGCGGATCGACTTGGGTGGCCAGGGCGACCGGTACGCCCTCATCTATGAAGATGACGGCCGATATCGCGTCGACGTGTACGAGGAGAGCCATCACAGTTCCACCGGCTCCACCAATCGAATCGACGGCCTCCTCGCGATGCTGGAAAGTGTCGGTGAGTAATGCTTGAGCCCACACGAAGGATCATGTCGGCGGCGATCGAGCTCGCGCACGATGAGTTGAAGGGCCGGCAGCTCAGTCCGGACGAGAAGACGATTCTGGACGTGTGCGATGACATCGCCATGGTGCGCGAGACGGCCCGCGCCGATGCCAGCAACGGTCGTCCGGATTCACACCTGCCCGACCTCGAGGAGAGGATCGCGCGTGGCGAGGTGACCGCGTGCCGCATGTCACCGCGCCAGCAGGCCGAGCACGAGGAGCGGCAGCGATTCTGGGATGAGCTCGGCGAGGAAAGCCAGGATCCCAGCGGTCTCGATGAGAGCTGAATGTCGCCAGCCCGTGAGACCATCTTGAATGTGGACGCCATGGCGGCGCCCATCCCACACTGAGGAGACCCACATGTTCCGGAAAGTGGCCGCGTTGGCGGCGCTCGCCCTCATCCCCGCCCTGACAGGCTGCGGCAGCACCCAGTCGTCCCAGCCCGCCAAGACCGTCACGGTAACTGCGACTCCATCATCACCAAAGATCACTCCAGCGGTAGAAGGCGGAGGGTCCACCGAGTCCCCGACGCCGGGCAGCGACGGCATGGAGTACGGCATGTTCGCGTTCGGCCAGACGTCGGCGATGGTCCAGGCTGTCCAAGTGACTGTGGCGGCCGGGGAGAAGTCACCACTGGCGTCCGGAGACTATGAGAAGACCGCAGAGATGGCTGCCCAGTATGTGACCATCACGGTCACGATCAAGAATCAGAGGAGGACGGCGCTGAGCGTGTCGGATATCGACGCTGTGGACACGGTGCAGGGCGGTTCTGGATTCTGCGACACCGTGGACTGGATGGACCTGGCAGCCGTCCCGGCCGGAGGGTCCAAGACGTTGACTGCGAAGTGCGAGGCAGACAAGGCCGGAAAGTTCACCGTGTCGATCACCACCCAGACGCGCGACGACTTCTACGGTCTGTGGTCCAACGAGGATGCCCAGTACCGTCAGATGTCCTGATGGCCTACGTTCGCGATCGCTGGACGGACCAGAATCCTGAGCTCGAGCGGGATCCTGCCGCCCGGCCGCGCCGGATCCACAACCAGCGGTGGGGCAAGGGTCGCCGCTGGCAGGCCGTCTGGACCGACGCCGCGGGGAAGCGGCAGGCGAGGGCCTGCGCCTCGAAGGACGAGGCGGAGAAGGTGGTCCGCGATCGCGACGGGAGGCAGGCGCAGTCCGGTCCCGTCCCGCTGGACCGCTGGCTGCACGACTGGGCGGCCGGGCAGCTGCACTGGTCTGCGTCGACGCGCCGCCACGCGGACACGGCCATTGACCAGGTGATCGTCCCGGCGTTGGCGGGGGAGTCGGTGCAGTCGCTCACCCGACAGCGCATCCAGGATGCTGTCAACGGATGGGCGGAGCAGTTCGCCCCGGCGACGGTGAAGGCCAGGTGGCCGTTTCTGCGGGGCGCCATGTCTCAGGCGGTGGCCGACGGGGTGATCGAGCGTGACCCGTGCGTCGGGGTGAGGCTGCCGAGGCTGGCTCCGCCGAAGACCCGGGTGCTCACCGCCGGGCAGGTGGCGACGATCGTCTCGCGGGTGCCGGAGCGGCTTCGCTCTCTGGTGATCGTCGGGGCAGCGTCGGGGCTGCGTCCGGCGGAACTGTGGGGGCTCACCTGGGATCATGTGCAGGCTGGTGGGCTGCGGGTGGATCGGCAGCTGAGGCAGGGGAGTGCGCACGATCCGAAGTGGGGGCCGCCGAAGACGCCGAGGTCGAATCGGACTGTCTCTCTGGGGCCTGCCGCGCTCGAGGTGCTGGCGGATCATTGGAGCCGGTGGGGTGACGGGGTGTCCGGCCTGGTGTGGACGTCTCGGGCGAATGGCGCGCTGTCGACGTCGCCCATGGTGGGGATCTGGCATCGTGCTGTCGATGGCATGGGGCTGTGGGACCGCTCGGGCTGGCATGACCTGCGGCACTTCCACGCGTCGGCGCTGATCCACGCGGGCATGTCTCCTCGGGCGGTGGCGGACAGGCTGGGGCATGCGGATGTGACGGAGACACTGCGGGTCTACAGCCATCTCTGGCCCTCGGATGATGCGTCGATGGCGGCGGTGGGGGATGAGATCGCCGGTGCTCTCAGCGACACCTGA